ACGGAAGTCACGAACATGATTGCCACGAGTAGCAGAACGCATAAAGTCTCCTTACGCCCTGCTAGGCAACAGGCCCAATGCGTGCACGGAAGAACGCCGTGACACGAACGGGTTGGGCGTCCTCCTTAGCGGAGGAGCTTACAGAAACAGTAACATTGATGGCCTGACCACCACCAATAACGACGGGTACACTGATACCAAGGTCGAAGCACGGAAGCTCCGCCAGGTCAGTAATACCCGAGAGATTCTTCTGCTGCCACTCACGCGTATCGAGATAAAGATAATCATCTCGACACGCCTCCGAAGGTAAAAGAAGGTTTCGGACGTTCCACAAAGTAGTGGTCACGTTGAGGTCGGATACATAAATCCCGACCGCAACCTGAAACCGATCCGGAGTAGTGTTGGCGAAGGCGCTAGAGACGTAGATACGTCCCCGGACTTCGTCCACCCGCAATCGGCCAATGGTGGGAGTAGAGGTCATGGGTGTAGGTTGAATGAACGGAGGCTGGAAAGTGATACTGCCGCCGGAGGCGACAGTATACCCACCATCCCATGAGAAGAGGCCGCCGACAATGGGTAGACCCGTTGCGTCTAACCCTTGACCGCCGACCACCCAATCCCAGGCCCCTTGGAGTTGTCTCCGAGGAGCAGCTTGGCGTGTGGCCATCATACCACGTTGTGCTCGAGCCAGTTGGTTCGAATTACGATTTCTGCGTGCCATTTCTCGCCTTTCGGTTAATAAACCACTAGTAGCCCATTAATATGAGCATACGTGACCCAGATCAGGAGAAAAGACCTTATTAGGCCCGAATCCGGTTCAGCATTCGGACGACCGGACTCCATATCAGCTCACGCACAGGGAGTTTTCCCCTCTCCCCGCCACCTACATCCAGGAGCTGGTTGGCTATATATACCTCTTGGTCACCACGCTGGATCTTATCCAACGCTTCCTTGAGGTAGCCATCGAGGCTCCACAAAAGCACACACAACCCCTCGAACCTGGGATGGTCCGCACAGTTGTTGGCTTGCTGGAGCATGCGGTAGGTATTATACTTCCGACTCCAACCGGCCACTTGCATAGGTGCGCGTTCATGGGACATCATATTCATGATTCCCCGCATCACCGGCCGGATACCCTTGAACAATCCATCAACCTCGTAATCTCGATGGTGATGCATTTGAAGGTACATCACCTCTCGATCGGAGATTAAGTTCTTGCTCGGGTCCATCTTGATGACCATTCCGAACTCTGACAGGATGGTGCTAGCTAGGTTATCGATGGAGCGTATACCTCTAAACGTATAAACTCCATCATCCCCTTGCACAAAAGCAGAGAGGATGCAGCCCTTATTAAGGCTACAGGCATAAGCCATAACCCACAAATTCACCAGACTGCCAATCAGGTTAGTTAATACTGAACCCGATGGGACTCCTCTCCTCCTCTCGTCGCCATTAATATAGCGACCGGGAGTCTCAAGTCCACTTCCCTTGAACCCTGTATGCACAAAGTCCACCAAGGAAGCCGCCCATCCCGCAAATCGCTCTTTAATAAGAGCGAACACCCGGTCTATAACCTCGAAGGGAACGGATGCATCAAACCCGGTGTAATCTAATGATAACACCGGCCCTTCAGACCGTCTCATGAAGTTAGTAATCACGACGTTCGTGACCTCTGGTCCCGACCAAGCACAGAAGGTCGGAGACTTAGATAGTGCATCAAACAAGGGGATAAAGAGAGTTTTCTCCCAGTTCCCCAGCACCCTACTCCACTGAGTGATGAACCTCGTCTTGGCATAAGAGTAAGGACCCCGAGGGACACTCCGAGCACCAATTAAGCCCGGATGTGCCAACGCATCATCCAACGGGAATCCCCTGTTGCCAATCTCCCACGATCGCTCGTAGTATTCAGACAACAAACCTCTATCCGAAACGAAGTGCGGGTAGCCCAAGTTCTTCTTGCCATCAAATGACGCAGCGGCAACCATCAATGAAGATGGAACCAAGCCACTGCATTTGACA